TAACGACATTGCTCTGGTAGGTAAACGCCGTAGCCGTGGTAACAGTGATGCTGTACGCCCCGCACGCGTTTTTGTTAGAAAGGCCTTCAACGCTGATTTGATTGTTTGTCGACAGACCGTGGGGCGAAGCAAATGTGACAGAAATCTGATCCGTCCCAATTGCACTCACAGAAAGCGGCGTCAGACGGACCCGATACTTCGTTTCATTCTGAAGCGGCATTACCGCGTTCTGGTCGATGTCGTTCGGTATGCCGATGGGCTGCGTCGTCATGTTCTGGCCGTCCTGCGTCACCAGCGTGGTGGTCGACGGGATCGGAATGCCGGTCACAGGATCATATACGGTCGGCGCACTGATAGTGCTATAGTTTGTCTCTGCCTGAGCGAAGTCCTGCGTTCTAGGCTGCTGGATAGGCACAGGGTCCGACGGAACTACAATCGCGCGCAACTGTTCCTGCGGGGTATCCTTGCAAGTACCGCACACCAAAATGCGGACGTTCTGAAGTTCCGCGCCGCGCCAGTCATATTGCCACTGTAACGTATTGTGTTGATACACAAATCCGCAACGATCACAAATGCCCGCGGCCTGCGGATTTGTAGCACTTATTTTGGCTCGGCCTTGCCTAGATGCGTAAGCCATTACGCAGCGTCCTTATACTTGAACACAAGCCCGCCAACCTTTTGTCTATAGTTTTTACCAAGACAAAGTTCAATCAACGCGCTTTTGGCCACGCCATAATGCCTAGCAGCAGCACTTGCACTTGGAAATTCATTGCCATCGTCTACGCAAATAACGGGCCTTGAAGATGCTTTAGGGCCAAGGTGCTGATATTCAGCAAATTTATGAAAATTTTGATGGCCAATTTCAGAAAGTCGTTTTTTGGTTTTTTCACTATGGCGCTTGCCAAGCATGTTTTTGTTACCAATAGATGCAGCCGAAATTTTCGCCTTGGCACTGTCCGACAATTTAAAACCACGCCGCTTCGCTTTACCCTTCGCGGCATTAGACATTTTCTTGCGGACTTCCTCGCTGGGATTAGCAAGGCCCTCTCCGCCATCTGACATATTTGTCAGATTATCTCGCCCATAAAAAATAATTTGCTGTCGCTCTTTATCGAAAGCCATTTGCTCAGTCAAATTTGACGCAATGATTCGAACATCAACGCATAGCCCATTGGCAGTCAGTTTAGATACAATTGAGGAATGGTATCTATTACCACGCCCCTTTAGCGTCCAAGCCCGCTTCCCCTTACCTTTGCCCACATAAAAGCAAACGCCCGTATCGGGACGCCAATGCTCGTAGACGTAAAAGGCGCGGTCCTCTTCCATTACCTGTAGTACCCAGAGATGATAGGGCTGATGAAGAAGTCGGAAGTTTCGACGTTCTGCATAACGGCAATCTGGTATGCCTCATCAGCCAGCGGCTTTAGCATGGCCAGCTTCTCAGGTGCCCACATCGTGGCCAGACGCTGCGCTAGGCCGTATGCAAACGCCTCAAGGAAGTACATTGGCACGTTGACATTCTGGCCATTCGTGAAGTTAGCATCATCAATTTGCCCAACCTGATAGTAGCTCAGGGCGGTCTGGGTGCCATCAGGAACAGGCCACAGCGTCACGGTGCCACTGATCAGACGGTCCTGCCAGTAAGTGGTTGGGAAACCTTGCTGCTCCTTGTTGGGGTAGGAGGCGTACTCCGTACGGCTGATCGGCAGGATAAGGCGGTCAATCGACTGCGCCGTTTCGCCAATAATGCTGACAGGATTGTTGGAGCTACCAATGGTCTGGGACGCGCTCACAGTCCAAGTTGCGCCGCTCCCGGCGGTGATTTGCGTGCCATTCAGGATGGACGGCCCAGAGATCACCATGCCAACCGACGGGGTTCCGCTCGTCACAGTGAGCGTGGTCCCGCTGATGTAGCCAGTAAAGACAGTGCCACCAATCGTGATATAGGTATCCAGCATGACGATGTTGTTGCCGGGTACGTTGTAAGTGGCCTGACCCTGCACGAGCGGGATGCTCTGCAAGGTCACCATCCATAGGTTCACGCCCTCAGATGACCAGCGCCCCAGCAGCATATTGGCAGCCATGCGGGCCGATTCCATGTGCTGCTGGGTAATCGCAGTATTGCGAATGCCACACAGATTAAAGGCGTACAGGACTATCTCGCCCAGCGAGGGGTTGAAGTTGTACGCCCCGCTTACATTCGTGGCACTAGGCATGTGGTCGGCTCCTTACAGCGCGCCTTCATTCAGGATCAGGACGCCGCCAGCAAAGATGTTGGCAGCATAGGGGCTGCCGGTGCTTGCTACCACTTCCCACTGAATATCAGTTCCGCCGGGGTGGGCGACTGGGTAGGTGAACGGCTGGTTATACGACTGCACGTAAGTCACTTGACCAGTGACAGTGGTATTGCCGCCAGTGAGGTTGAACTTGTTGTACTCCGCCATCTTCATGTAGGCGCTGGAGGTAAAGCCGACGCTGGCGTCGGCCTGTAGGTACGACAGGTAGAAGGTATATCCGGCTGGGACCGTGTAGATCGCCATCTGGGTCTGGCCGATACCAGCGTTGATCTGGGCGTAGACGGTCGAGCCGATCTTGGCGGTGATGACACCGACGTTGAGTCCGTTCGCGCAGACAATGCTGTTGATCCGCAGGAACGAGTTGACAGTTGTGACGTTGGAAGTCCCGTTAAGTGCGATGACCTCAGTGATCGGAACAAAGCCAGCGCCCAGACCATTGATCTGAACACTCAGGGCCGAAGTGTCGGAAGCCGAAGTACTGACCAAAACCAACTGCGCCGCCGAGGACGGATAAGCATAAGCACCACCAGAAAGCGTAAGGCCTTCCCAAACAGGGCCAAGAGCAGTCGACCCCACGGAAGTGCTGAAGCCAAAAATCTCGATTGGGGTGTGGTAGGTGATCAGGCCACGGGCGACCTGAAGCTCGAAGGGCTCGTACTTCCCATTCCGGGTGATGGAGTCAGCGACGACGCCAGTGGTGTTGAAAGTGGTCATTCCTTAGTCCTTCACCTTGCGGGCAATAGCCGCATTATCAACCAAATTTGGGTAAGGTCGACCAGCGGCCCTCGCCCGTGCCTTAGCCTGCTGCTCTTGCTTGTGGCTAAGGTGCTTCGTCTCATGGCCCTTTGGAAGACCCTTGTTCCAAAACTCTTTCATGTCTCACCTCAACACTTAACATCCCACCGCTTTAAAGCCAAGTTGATCCTGCTGTTAGGATCATGCGCGGTCTTAGCGGAGGTGAGTTTTTCACGCATGCCACACATCCTAGTTCTAAAATTCTCGCGTCGCTGCGCCGCTTCAGGACTCCGCCTTGCTTCCTCAGAAGTCACCGGGCGCTTAATGTTGTGGCCCTCGGCCCGGAGCGATGCCCGGCCCTTGTCGTTGAGGCCACCCTTCGCGGACTGGCCTTCCTTGCGCTGCCAAGTGTCAGACATACGGTTCTCCATGGCAAAACGGGGGCCGTTAAGCCCCCGTTCGCTTTTTAGACATGCAACCGGAAATTAAAATTCCGATTCCATTTCCAGCTTGCGGCCCTTGGCGGGGGTGCCGTGACGGGCCGACGAGAACGGATTGCCGCTATCGCAGGCGCCACCCGACTTCCGAGCCTTACGGCCAGCGTGATGCTTGGCCTTTTCGCCGTGGGCTTCGCCAACGTGCTTCTTCATGCGACCGCCGTGCTTGCGCTTCTCGGCCTCACCGAAGATGTTCGGAGCGATATTACGACGGGGCGTCTTTTCGCTCAGATCCTTTTCGAACTCATTTACACCGCCAGTGGCGCGGTGCTTACGCATGTGGCTCTTCATTTAAGCCTCCTGTTAGGCGGTGTAGTTGCCGTTGGTGTAGTTGTTGAGACTCTGAGCATACTCGATGATCAGAGTACCAGCACCAGTACCAGTGTTGGTCGACGTAACAACCAGTTCAATGTCGGTGGTACCGGTATTGAGCCAGTTGTTGATCTGCGTGAGCGAGGTGCCCGGAACGACGTTAAGCTGACCCAGAGCATTGGCGGTCACGGCCCCAGCGGCGGTCAGAGCCGTCGCCGAAGCAGTGGTGCCAAGGCCCAGAGTAGCAGCCGCACCCGACCATGCCGCCGTGACATACAGCGTAATGGAGAAGATCTGGCTGCCCGCCGGGATGACGATGCTGGTCGTGTAGACCCCCGCAGACGACCCATTGGTCGCCTGCGTGATAGCCTGAGACTGCACCATCTGGCAGAAGCCGACATTCTGCATGCCGCTGCTGCCGCCGACACCGGCAAGACTACCGGTGCCATCGCTCTGAAGTACGTTACCCGCGAGAACCGGACCAGTGAAGACTGTGCTAGACATATTTAGTCTCCTTTCTAGTCAGATTACGAGGTCGGGAACGAACCGTAGATACTACGCCAATTGTAATATCCAAAGGAATAACGCTCGTAGCCCTTAACCAGCAGATTGTCCGTCACAAAATCAACCTGCATGTCGGTCTCAAACTTGACGCGTTCCATGTACGACAGGCCGTCGATGTTGGTCAGCAGGAACCAAGCGTAAGCCGAGGTCAGGAAGTCGTTGACCATGTAGCCTTCCGGCAGACCACCAGCGGTCGACAGGATCGCGTTCACATCGTTGTCCGCAGTACCCGGACGCAGTTCCGTCTTCGTCAGACGGATAGCAACCGGCTCAAGCTGCGGCGGGATGATCAGCTTACGACCACGGGCAAACACCTTCAGACCAGCCTGATCCTTGAAGTTCGTGCGGATCGCGATCATCGCGTTCAGCAGCGTGGCTTCGTTCAGGTCAACCTG